ATCTTGGGAATTTCTTTTCCCGACCTATTAAAATCCGAGAGTACGAGTGGGGAACCGGCACTGCGTTGGCCCAGGACTTTGATCCTTGGAATGATTATTTCACGAATCCTAGAGTTGAAAATCGTATTACGAATTTTAACTTGATGCGAGCCAAATTGAGAGTAAAGATATTGATAAATGGTAACAGTTTTCTCTATGGGAGAGCTATTGTTGCGTACAATCCTTTGGACCTCTTTGATGAGTTGTCCACTTTCTCCGCTTTGATTCCGCAAGATCTTGTGCAAACTTCTCAGTTACCACATATCTATCTTGACCCTTGTACTTCAAATGGGGGTGAGATGGAGCTACCTTTCTTTTATCATGAGAACTATGTTCATGTTCCTGATGCAGATTGGTCAAGTTTGGGAAGAATGTATATTCGATCGTTGAATGATCTCAAGCACGCCAACGGTGCTTCGGACCAGGTGACCATATCCGTCTTTGCATGGGCGGAAGATGTGTCATTGAGTGTTTTGACTTCAGTTGATATCACTGGTCTCTCAGCTCAATCAGGAGAGGAGAGTCAAAGTGAGATCAATGAAGCAAACTCTCGCGGTGTGGTATCTGGCCCTGCAACCTTTATTTCGAAGGTTGCTAAGGCGCTTAGTTCCGTACCCACCATTGGTCCTTACGCATTGGCCACTTCTAAAGTAGCCTCAGGTGTGGCATCAGCTGCACGCATCTTTGGTTATTGTAGACCACCAGTTACAAAGAATCCTGAACCTCTTCGACAGTTTCCCGTGTCATCTTTGGCACTTACAACTGTGCCAGACACTAGTTTGAAACTAACTGTTGATGATAAACAGGAGCTCACTATTGATCCCACCATTGCTGGAATTTCTCCAAATGATCCAATGCATATTGGAACTATAGCAGGGAGGGAATCGTATTTGACCACTTTTAACTGGAATATTGGTACTGCACCCGAGACTCTTCTATGGAATGCTCGGGTAAGTCCAGTGACGTGGTCTGAGAGTGGCTCCATAGCGTACCACTTTCCGGCATGTGCGATGGCAGCTTTGCCTTTTAAATATTGGACAGGCACAATGAAGTTTAGATTTCAGATTGTGTGTTCATCTTTTCATAGAGGTAGAATTAAAATCGTATATGACCCAAATTATTTGGACACAAATGAGTATAATACCAATTATTTGATGATTGTTGATATTGCTAACAAGCAAGATTTCACTGTTGAAGTGGGCAATGGGCAACCATTTACACTTCTTGATCATCACAGACCTGGTTTAGACTCCGTGACACAAATGTACTCTACAACCGCCTACACAACAAAAGAGGAAGGAAATGGAGTACTTGGTATGTATGTCGTCAATGAACTTACTGTTCCAAACAGTACCGCGAACAACGACATACAGATCAATGTATTTGTGTCTATGGGAGATGATTTTGAGGTTTTTGTACCCGATAATCATTTCCAGTATTTTGTGTTCCAACCCCAGTCGGGTTTTGAAGTCCAGAGTGGTCTTGAAATGGTGGGTACCATTCAAACTGACACTCAGGACACTACAGAGCCTTCTGCGCCAGTACAGCAGGGAACTGAGATGTTTGCCATGCCTGGTCAAAACACGTCTGATGTCAATCGTGTTTTCACAGGTGAGGCAATTACCTCATTCCGACCTTTGCTCAAGAGATATAATCTCTGGAGACGTTGGTCCATTTCTGCTTCATCTACTTTGGTTGAATTTGTAGCTCATTTTGCAATGTTCCCATTTTTGCGAGGGAATATGGCAGGAGCTGTAGACCAAACAGCTGCGCTCAGTACGTATAACTATGTGAATACAGTGTTGCTTCATTGGGTGACGTTAGCACATGCAGGGTATCGCGGTTCTATCCGCTATAAGCACCTTGCTGACAATTGTGATAACGCATCCACTAGCAACGTATCTTCCAAGTTTTACTCCGATTGGTTTATTGGAGGTTTGAACCCTTATAGGTTCACTCGCTCCGCCGCTCCAACTTTTACTACCAATGACGGCGCAGCATTTACTGCAGTCATTGATAGTTCCGACCCGGACAAAGTCACTGGTGTTCACGGTACGGCTTTTGCAACGGACCAGATTAATGGAAATATGGAGGTAGAAGTGCCTTTCTATTCCAGGTATCGGTTTGTGCCAGGCAAAATAGCGAATAGCACGTTGTCGGT